CGCTTGCGGAGAACGAGAGGCTGCCTGCTGTAGTAATTGTGCAAAAAGTTTATTCATTATCTACACACCTCTCTTAAATAAATACGAGAACCAACGGCTGTGTCAGCAGGACCAGGTAATGCCTGGATGAATTCAGCACCAGAGCGTTCGTAACGGTAACGCGCCTGGAACGGATCTTTGTAGTTAGGAACGTAAAGAATATTGGCTAATCGATTTGTTTCGTAGAGGTAAATCTCGTCCCAAACCTTGAGCGCCTCCTTGGCATTGCTCGACCTAATTGTACGGTCAACGTCACCAGCAATGCTCTCCAACCGAGTCGAAGGCGAAGTCGCCACCTCAGTTTTCTTCTCCGCAGTATCACAGCGGCCCAGCTGGATAACAATCTTATCGTAGAAGAAAGAATCTGGAACTGTATTCATCGCTTCTTCCAAACGGGCATAGTCACCAGCTGGAACGGAAACGGTGAAATAGCCCAGGTGATACCTGACTCTACTTTTGTCAAAGTCAGAGAGTTGCACTTTGTTTCTTTCTTATCAATTAATTATAAAACTTAGTAATCAACTACAGAAGACCCTGGAGATAATCGTAGGTTGATGCTGCTTGCCCTTGGATGTAAGGCTCTTCTTCAATAAATCGAGAAATAAATGATTGCCTTGGTGCCAAGGCCTGTTGAAGAAGTCCGGCAACCAGATTTTCTTTTAAGCTTGGTTTCTTGGTCTGGCTATCGGCGGCCTGCTGGCCGTACATAAAAGCTTCAAGAATGTCACGAGTACGTGTATCGGTAGGCTGCTGGACACCTTCTGGAAGTGGAAGCTGAGGGGCGGAAGGTGCAACGTTAGAACCTACGCTTGTGGCGCCACCTGGTTTGATGTGTAAAAACTGAATATCATAAGGTTGGCCTTGGGGATCAGTTGTTTTAACTGTTCCAAAGCCACGGTCAGGCTGATAAGTCCCGTAGCCCTGATAGATAACTGGTGTTCCGATTTTTATATCTGGATCTGCAATATCAATTCCTTGATGATAGGTAGATGCTCCGGGAATATTTGTTTTGCGGGGCCCAAATTTACTGCTAATATCGTAATTCCATCGCCAATCATTTCCTATTTTTTGAACAAGCGGTGTTTTGTTGGGACCAATAAGAACGTTTTGCAGAAGAGTACGCGCTGTTTCTGGATTAATACGTTTGCCTTGTTGAGGCCCAAAGCGTGGAATGACGCGGACGTCCAGGTGCGGACCAGACGTTGCAAATACGTCAGCCTTTGGATCAACTATTGCACCAACTGGAATTAAACCGGCCATATCGTTTTATTTCTTATTTTAAAACAAAAAACCCCCGGTATTCCGGGGGCTTCGTTTAGGAGAAGAGTTTAGACGCGCACCAGGTCTGCGGAAAGGACTGCATCCCAGTCAACACGCTTGATTTGTTTCAGTTGCTCCAGGGAACTAAATCTCTCACCCGATAAGGACATTTGAAGATCTTTGATTTCCCTGGCGGTTTTTAAACCAATGCCCTTAATGTGATCAGCGATCATTTGGGCAGTGGCCGAATTGATGTTCAAACGCTGATCAGGAGGGAACGTACGAGGTTCCTCTTGGGCTGCTTTGTCTTTTACCTGAAGAGTTTGTACCTTTTTGGTGGCACTTTCATCAGGAGTCAATTCGGTTTTGTAAGCGGTGTAAAGGCGACCGTCTTGGTCTTCAACCATGTACCAGTCGCCGTTATCCCATTCACTTACAATTTTTACCCGAGCGCCAGTCTTTTTGTGCTGATAGAGCATAAGGGATCAGAAGAATTCTGATCCCAGTTTACCCCAATTAGCTAACTGTGCGGTTGGGAAGATAATCTTCAATATCGTCGTAAGCAGGGGCGTCATCCGGTTGAATGTAGCACACCTCAACAATCAGGTAACCAGCTTTGCCAGCGCTGGAGTCTGCATCAGAAATGTAGACACCACCAGAGGTGCTGGTGTCATTGGCGGCACCCTTCGCGAACACCTTCAGGGTGACAGCGCCAGTGTTAGTGTAGTACAGAGTACCACCGGACACGCCAGCAGCACCGGTAGCGGTGATGAAGGGGTTGGTACCAAAGGCCTGGGAGCCACCAGCGAAGTAGATCTTGGTGGCGGCGTCGCCAGACACGGTGGAGGTCAGGTTGGCCTGGATAGGACCTTCGCCCACACCAGAAGCGGCGGTAGGACCGCTGGAATCGCGACCGAAGGAGATCACGTTACCAGTGGCGGCATACACACCAGAAGCCACACGGCCATCGCCCCAGCCAGAAGCCACGGAAATCGCAGCGCGATACACGTAGAGAGGCAGGGAGGCGCTACCGGAAATTACCATGCCGGTGATGTCGGGACGGGTATCGTCTTGACGGTAGGGGGAAGGCACGATCACGTTGCCGGTCACCAGGGGAGCGCCCGAGGTTTGGGTCACGGACACATAGCCGCGCTGTTGGAAATAACGGTAGCCGGGGATGGCAAGCACCGAAGTAGGGCCACCCTTAGAGGCATTGTTGGTACCGTCATCGTTGGTATCAATATTCTTGTACCAACCGTTCAGAGGCTCTGCCCAGTTGCCTGGGAAGATTTTTTTAGCCGATAAGTAGGACATTTATTTCTCCTATTTTTGTTTTTATGTTATAAATCAGACAGTGCCGTCGTCAGAAACATAGCTGAACGCGGTGGTCACGAAGTCCTTGTTCAGAATTTCGAAGCCAGCGTACAGTTGCCAAATCAGAATGATGAAGCGGCTGAAGTCGTCGTTGTTGTTGATCAGAACTTGAGCGTTCGGACCACCAATGCCAACACCAATAGCCTGAGGACCAAAGAAGTAACCTTGAGCAACCTCTTGAGAAGCATAGGTACCGCCGGTACCAGCGAAGGAGGTGGTAACGTTCTTGGTCGGGAAGTTGGTGGATTCGAAGAACTTCACACCTTCGAACTGAACACCAGTCGGCATCACAGGCTCACCAGCCAGGAAATAGCCCTGACCAGCTTGGGGACCCATGTAGAAGCTGGCGTTGTTAGGCATCATGGGGTTGCCCATGTACATGCCTTGACCAGGGTTGCCAGCGTAGCGGGCAATCTCACGGAAGTCGGGATCACGACGCAGGTGCATCATGAAGGTGGGATCGCAAATGCAGCGATACAGACCATCAGAGAAGGTCGGTGTATTACGCTTGCGCAGATCCTTCACCACAGTCAGCAGGTCGGTGCGAACCGAAAACTGCTGCACATCAGCGGTGTATTCAGTGCTGGTGTAGGTGATTTGACCAGAAGCGTTCTTGGTCTTACCGCCAGGGAAGTAGTAACCGCCTTGGGTGCTAGAAGCAGCGCCATTAGCTTCGGCTTTGGCAAGTTCGTCAATGAAGACGCGGTCACGCCACCGGCGATAGTCGTCGAGCAGGGTCAGAGAACCGATGCTCTGGTGGAACATATTCAGGTTGCCGGTATCCAGCAGCAGACGCTGGGCGGTAACCAGTGTTTCACGAGCAATCTTGAAGGTGCTGGGCTGGGTCGGATCGCCCGGATCAGCAGGACCGGTGTATTCCTTCAGCACAACAAGCACCTTCTCTTTGGTGATGTTGCGGCTGTTGGCAGTACCGATGGTCTGGTCAGCAATGCGCTCGCGGCTGTCCTTAGTACCAGGGGTACCCCAGAACTTGTAGCGGTCTAACTGAACAGTTTGACCAGGCTGACGGGTGAAGTCGTGGACAACCACGGGCTCAACCGCCATTTCCGCAATGTAAGCAGGGTGGGGACGGTAAAGTTCCGCACCAAGGATTTTGGGAAAGTCGTTATCAATGAACACTTTGTTTTATCCTCCAGTGTCGCAGGAAGTGTTTTATCGGGTGAAAGATTCAGACATTACTATGTCTTATCTAACACAAATTTTAGCAGTCAGTAATTTAATTACATGTACTGCGAGACAGGTGCTTTGTAAATAGCACCAGGGGAATTGCTCGAACCGTAGCTTTCTGGATCAACGGGAACGCCCAAAGCAGAAGCGACGTTTGCGATACCACCACCAACCATGCCGCCAGCAGCACCAGCAGCTAAAAGATTGGCAGGAATACCAACGGCATTAATGCCT